TTTGTAATGAACTTGAACTTGACTATATCATTGTGAATGGCTCAGAAGAAGGCAATATTGATACACTTCGAACGAAGATTAAACAGTTTGCATCAACCGTTTCCCTTCAGGGTGGTTATAAAGTAGTAATACTTGATGAAGCCGACTATTTAAATGCTCAATCTACTCAACCAGCTTTGCGTGGATTTATTGAAGAGTTTTCTCAAAACTGTAGGTTTATCCTCACCTGTAACTTTAAAAATAGAATCATTGAACCATTACACTCAAGGTGTAGTGTTTATGATTTTTATGTTGCTCCAAACGAGCAACCTGAGATACTTGCCGATTTTATGGACAGAGTATCTAACATCCTCACTAAAGAGAATGTAACATTTGACAAAAAAGTATTGGCTGAACTTATAATGAAGTACAGACCAGACTTTCGTCGAGTTATAAATGAACTTCAAAGATATTCAGTATCTGGAACTATTGATACTGGTGTATTGGCTAATATGTCTGATGAAAGTTTTAATTCTCTTGTGACTTCTTTAAAGGAAAAGAACTTTAAAGAAATGCGTAAGTGGGTTGCTTCTAATATTGATTTAGAACCATCAGTAATATTCCGTAAGATATATGATACTATGACAGAATACTTACAACCAAAATCTGTTCCACAGGTTGTACTTGTTCTTGCAGACTATCAATATAAAAATGCCTTTGTTGCAGATCATGAATTAAACGTTGTAGCGTGCATGACTGAAATTATGGCAGGAGCGGAATGGAAATAATGGGTAACTTTATCATAAGAGCAGCTTGGCTTATTTTAATATTAACATTTTTATTCTGGGAAGTAGACGGCACTACAGTATTTGAAATTGGTGTTAAAGCTACTATTAATTGGTTACAATGAATCCGTTTGAGTATTTAAATGCAATTAATAACACGAAACAGGATATTATGGCTGACGATATGGCAGAAAAGCAATACAATGCTTTTATGGTTAATCGCGGCTTATCCTATTTTTACGATACTGTGTTACTTTCCAATGAGATGAATAAACGAGCCCATTTAGATAATAGGCTTCAATTTGATTTTTTTATAAATACCATAAGACAAAAGAAACGATTTAGCAAATGGATAAAAGCTAAAGAGGAAGATAACATTAAAGTTGTCAAAGAGTATTATGGCTATAGTAATGAAAAAGCACGCCAAGCTTTGACGATACTTAATGATGAACAAATTGAACAGTTAAAAGCAAAGGTATATAAAGGTGGAACAAGAAAATAATGAGAGTTGTGAATGGACTCCAGCTATGATGCTGGAAGTTACATTAAACACACCGGACGACTTTTTAAAAGTTAGAGAAACACTTACTCGTATAGGCGTAGCATCACGTAAAGACAATACGCTTTATCAATCATGCCATATACTTCATAAACAAGGTCGCTATTTTATCACGCATTTTAAAGAACTCTTTTTGTTAGATGGGAAACCTTCTAATCTAACAGTGAATGATGTTCAAAGGCGTAATACGGTAGCTACTCTCTTGTCAGATTGGGGTTTAATATCTTTTATAGATGAAAAGCAGGCAGCAGATAAAGCACCATTAAGACAGATTAAAATTATTTCTTTTAAGGATAAAGACCAATGGAATTTATGCCCAAAGTATAATATAGGAAATGGTAAGACGTCTTAATGCCTTGGCCAAGAAAGAATCGGCCTCCAAAGGGCAGAAGGAAAATTGGCTCAAAGGCTAGAAAAAACCGCAATAAGCGTAAAAACAAGAAAAGATAATGTATAAATAAATTTGAGTGCCGAATGATTCGGGCTCAATATTAACCCTTGCTAGTTATAGGAGGAAAAAATGACTGGTACTTTTATGTTCCCACGGAACGCTTTCTTAGGTTTCGATCACATCTTTGATGAACTCGAAAAAATCACAAATCACGCAAACGACTCATATCCACCTCATAATGTTATTAAACATGACGACGGAAAATATGATATTGAACTAGCAGTTGCTGGTTTTGGTAAAGATGATATTGACATTCAAGTCAAGGATCATGTTTTAACAATAAAGGGTGAGCGAGGTCCTCGAAGAGAACAAGATGCTTATGTACACAAAGGCATCTCAGGTCGAAAATTTATGAAATCGTTCAGGTTATCTGAGTACGCAGAAGTCACTGGAGCTGATATGACGGATGGAATTCTTACTGTCTCTATAGAAGTAATTCTACCTGAAGAGAAGCGTCCTCGTAAAATCAATATTGGTCAGAACGAGGAAAAATCACATGACAAAAGCGCTCAACTACTTAACGAAGCTTCTTAAATCTCAATACGAATGGTCTAAAATGTCTGCAGAGGAAAGATACTTATCTCAATCAGTTGATTTAGGTGACCTAGAAAGACGTGTTAAAGAGTTAAGAAACCCAATAAAGATACCTAGTTATCGTTATTGGATATAAAGTTGAAGGGGCTCTTAACTGGGCCCCTCATTTTTTGGTGTACATTTGCTGAAAAATGTGGTATAATATATTTTTATTATGGAGTTAAATGAATTGAATTTTTTTACATGCGTTAATAAATGGGGTGACAAACTACTTTATCGTGGATATAAAGACGGTAAACCCTATAAAGACGAAATCCCCTTTGAACCAACTCTTTATGAACCATCAGCTACAAGAACTGAAATTGTAAGTCTTGATGGTAAGTATTTAAAGCCAAGATCTTTCCATAGTATGAAAGATGCTAAAGAGTTTATTTCCTTACAAAGTTTACCAGGCGGTCAACCGTTATATGGTAATTCAAACTATGTGAATCAGTTTCTTACTGAAAAGTTTCCTGAAGAACTTGAGTTTGATAGAGATATTATCAATGTTACTACCATTGATATTGAAGTTGCTTCTGATGATGGTTTTCCACATCCTGATCAAGCAGCTCATCCTGTTATTTCAATTACAACTAAAAACAATATAGACAATACTTATTATGTGTGGGGTCTTGGTGACTATGATGTGTCAGCCGGATATATGCAAGAAAATAGAGTTGTATATACAAAATGTTCTAGCGAAATAGAACTACTTAGTGCTTTTCTATTATTTTGGAATAGGAATACACCTGATGTTGTAACGGGTTGGAATAGTAGGTTTTTTGATATTCCTTATCTTGTTCACCGTATCTCTAATGTTATGGGAAATGGACAGGAAAAATTACTTTCACCTTGGAAAATCATAAATGAAAGATTTATTCCTTTTAAGGGAATGAAACAAAAAGCTTTTGAAATATACGGTGTAGTTGGTTTAGACTATATGGATATGTTTAAAAAGTTTGGATATACTTATGGTCCGCAAGAATCTTATTCACTCAACAATATTGCAAATGTTGTTTTAGGTGAAAAGAAAATGTCATACGAAGAACATAGCAATCTTCATACATTATACATTAATGATCACCAAAAGTTTATTGATTATAATATACGAGATGTTGAATTGGTTGATCGTATTGAAGATAAGATGGGTCTAATTACACTAGTTATGACAATTGCTTATAAAGCTGGTGTTAACTATATGGACACATTTGGTACTACATCTATGTGGGATACAATTGTTTATCGTAAGCTTATGGGTGCTAGCACTATGGTTGTACCACCTGTGAATCAGATTAAAGGTGATCCGTATTTCATGCCGAATTCAGATTATCATAAAAAGAATGATACTAAATCACCAAATGCTCAAGGTTCTACAAATGAAAGTGAAACTAAACCATCAACTTTTGCTGGTGGGTTTGTTAAAGAACCTCAAATTGGAATGCATAATTGGATAACCTCATTTGATTTGAATTCGCTATATCCTAATATTATTGTTCAGTGGAATATGTCTCCTGAAACTATTCTAGGCGATATAACACCAAACATTCACCCAGAAAAAATACTTGAACATAGTTTAGATACACCTACAGATTATTGCATTGCTGGTAACGGTGTACATTTTAGCAATAAACGTAGAGGTATTATTCCTAGCATTATTGTTGATCTTTATGCTGAACGTACTCAGATTAAACAAAATATGTTAAAAGCTAAACAGCTTATTGAAAAAACAGATAAGTCTGATAAGCAAAGTGTTTATAAAATTGAAAAAGATATTTCTAGATATGAAAACCAACAAGTTGCTATTAAGATTATGATGAATAGTCTTTATGGTGCAATGGGTAATAAGTACTTTAAGTATTTTGATTTACGTATGGCTGAGGCAGTTACATTAACTGGTCAGACTTGTATCCGTTGGGCAGAAAGAGATGTTAATAAAGAACTCAATAAAATCTTAAAAACTGATGAAGATTATGTTGTGGCAATTGATACTGATTCTCTTTATGTAAACTTTGGTCCATTAGTTGAAAAGTTCAAACCAGAAAATCCAGTTGATTATATTCAAACTTTATGTAAAGATTATTTTGAACCAGCCATTGCTAAATCATATCAAAAACTTCATAAACTTTTTAATTGTTATGATAACCGTATGGAAATGGGTAGAGAAGCAATTGCTGATGTTGGAATATGGACTGCAAAAAAGCGATATATACTAAACGTACACGATAATGAAGGTGTTAGATATGCTGAACCTAAACTTAAAATTATGGGTATCGAAGCTATTAAATCTAGCACACCAGCTGAATGTAGAAAAGCTTTAAAGGATATGTTTAAAATCATTATGAAAGGCTCTGAATCGGAAACACAAACAGCTATAGCTAAATTCAAAAATCACTTTATTAATCTACCTCCCGAAGAAGTAGCATTTCCAAGAAGTGTTAGCGATTTAACTAAGTGGAAAAACCGTAAAGAGATATATATTAAAGGTACACCAATTCACGTTCGTGGAGCTATTCTCCACAATCATTATGTGAAACAGGGCCACCTTGATAAAAAATATCCTATGATTGGTAATGGTGAAAAGATTAAATTTTGTTATCTTAAAATGCCTAATCCTATTAAAGAAAATGTCATTTCTTTTAAAGACTATCTACCAACAGAATTACAACTTCATAAATACGTTAATAAAGAAACCCAATTTGAAAAAACATTTCTTGATGCAATCACACCTATTCTTGACGCAGTAGGTTGGTCAGCTGAAGAGAAAGCAACACTGGAGGATTTTTTCGCATGACCAAACATAATAATACCTTCGCTGATATAGGTGGAGTGATTGTAAAAGAAGATGAAAGATATACAGTAAAAGATGATAGAACTCTTAAAAATCTGTGTATAAGTTCAACTAGATTAAACCCAAATATGAGTACATCCGGCCATTCACATGAAAAACAAGAAGAAGTGTATTTCTTCCATGATGGATGGGGAACAATGGAACTTGGTAAAGAAACCATAAACGTTCAAGCAGGAGATATTGTGCCAATTCCAGATGGAATATATCACAGAGTACATGCTGCACAGGCAGGATTGTATTTCATATGCGTATTTGATGGACAACGATATGACCACGTGGCGGTATTAGGTTATGACTAGAAATTATGTATTTGATGTAGATGGTACCCTTACAACAAGTCGGGGTAAAATCGATGAAGAGTTTAAAAAGTTTCTTTTAGAGGTTTTTATTCCAAACTTTCAAATGTTCTTAGTGACAGGATCTGATTATGAAAAAACACTAGAGCAAGTTGGACCAGAAATACTTTATGCAGTTTCAGCATCTTATAATTGTGCTGGAAATAGTGTATGGTCTAAAGGTATAGAAACATATAAATCTGATTGGGAACTTCCTACAAAAGCAAGAAATTGGTTAACTGATAAACTACAGAAAAGTCCATTTCCTTTTAGATCTGGCAGACATATAGATGAAAGACCTGGATTAGTTAACTTCAGCGTTATTGGGAGAAACTGCACGCTCGGTGAGAGAAAGATGTATTTAGAGTATGATGAGCTCAATCGTGAAAGAATCACAATCGCAGAAGAGTTCAATGATAAATTTTTAGAACTTCAGATAGTGGCCCAAGTTGCAGGTGAAACTGGTCTTGATATAATGCCGATGGGAAAGGATAAACGTCAGATAATTAAATACATACCTGAACCTATTCATTTCTTTGGTGATATGATGCAAGAGGGTGGAAATGATTATCCATTAAGAGTAGTTCTTGGAAAAGACTCTGAATGGACAGAAGTCAAAGACTGGAAAGAAACTTACAGTTTATTGAAAAAAATGGTGTACAATTAATGAAAAGTATGGTATAATATAAATATGATAATGAAAATACCACTAAACGAAGGCACTGTTTTAATATTTATGATTGCCACCATTTTAGGTGGAGCAAT